GGTTTCAGCTATTACGTCATCACCGATCCCTAACGTCTCTCCGTAATTAGAGACCTCCTCTTTAATTACAAGCTCACCGGATGCAGTGAAAGCTTCCTCAGAGTACAGGTTGTAGTCTACATGCACATAGATGAACTGATTAGAAGGCCGAGTAAAGGTGACGGTGTGAGGTTGCCCGTTGTAATCTAAGATCGGGACTATCTGTGTCCTAGGGTTAGTTTTATCTGAAAAACAATGAACACCTGCTGGCTTGGAAGCCCAAATAGCCTCCGCTATTAAGTTTTTATCTCCGTTGTATACAATTACTTGATAACTCTTAGGTGGAAGATTCTTTGGGAGTCCATACGACTGGTCTGACCTATTCTCAACAACCTTAACACTGGTGACTTCCGATACATTAGAAACTAACTCTCTGATCGTATCTGGGGTGCCTCCAGAGACCCTCTGATAAGCCTGTATCACACGCCTTCGGAGTTGGTTGTCAGTCTCTTCCTCTCGCCCTAAGGCAAGGTCTGCAGGGTTTACTACAGTTACTCCTGCTGCTCCTGAAACAACCGGTACGTAAGTTTTCAGGGTTCCTTCAGTGGCCGGTACAGTCCCTGCATCAGTTGCTGTAACTATACCCCCTTTTGTAATCTTCCGAAAAGAGAAGTAAGATGTCCCCGTTATAGACATAGGTTGCCCAGTGTTGGTTTTCTGTATAAGAAGCTCAAGATCGTCACCAGAGCCTTGCAAGCTTGTTTGTAGCTCCTCGTCAACTAACAACTCCTCAGAAAAGAAAGTCAAAATCTCTTCTTTCGTTTGATTAGGGGTTGCCTCGCGTCGATACGTAGTAGTAGCACCTACCTCACCAGCTACCAATGTGTATGACTCGTCTTGAATAAGATCACCGATAGTTACGGACACTGCCACACAGGAAGTACTGGACATTTCGATATCAGAGTTTAAAATAAAGTAGTCGTCAAGGACGGACAAGACTCTGTCCCCCGCCTTCAACAGGGTTCCTTCGTTAGCTGTTAGGAGGACTACACCTCTTGTGTAGCTGGCAGGCAATCTTACAAATCCTACAAGTAGCGCAAGGTTTTCAAGAAGTTTTCCCTCTGCAGACATGAGGTTGCTAGAGTCGTAGCCGACCTGAAGAAGCTCCCACAGGTTTGTCTCGGTTAAAGTCAGAATATCCGAGTAAACTCCGAGCAAGGCATTAGAAGATAGATCTAAAGATCCTCCTAGGGAGTCCGAAAGAGCCTCTCCGAGTTCCTCAGAAATAATAGGAAATCTCAAAGGAGCGAATCCTTGTGATGTTAGCATGTCATTCTCCTACTCTTACGGTTACGTTGCTGCTGTTTGTTGATAATACGGTTACATCTATAACCAACTTCCTGCCCGAAATAATAGTAGAGCTGTAAGACGAGACTGAAGCTACTCCCTCTACATCTCCTATGTATTCGATCATGTATTGATCTATAAATGGTTTGTTTATCTTCTTAGTAAAGAATTCTTGGAAGTAAGGAACACCAGCTAAGGTATCCTTAAACCACTCCCCTTGTTTTTTCAGGATTGCAACTTTAACCCTCTGTGCGAGAGCTGCTTCCTTTTCCTCGAATAACCCTAGCGTCCCTGAAGAAATGTCTAAATCGTGGGAGTTTGAATCTAGTTTTAAGTCTCTTAGCATTACTTCCTCCTTACCTTAGAAGTTATAGAGTTTTTGAGTTCCCCTGTCTCAATCATTGGAGTGTTAAACCCCTTCATCTCAACTGTAGCAGGGGCGTTACCCTCTAAAGGTGGCCGACCAAAAGACCTCTTCATATCTTTTCTCATATCATTTGCAGTACTCGCAAGAGCCTTCTTAAACTCAGCCTGCGTAACCACTTTCTCGTTCTTTGAGTGAACGAGCGCCCTGCCTATAGCCTTGGTAGCCTTGTCTGACCACTCTTCGGAGTGCTTGTCGAATGTTATCTGACCTATCGGTCTTCTGGGGTAGTGCTCTCCGTCACTGAACTCGTGCATAGCAAGGAGGCCAGCTTTGAGAACCCCAGCCTCACTGTGCATCCCAGCGCCCTTGTGGATACCTGCGGTCATTTCCAATTTACTTAAGTTGTCTAATGTTTTTTGGAGTTTAGCAATACCTGCTGTTTTAAACTTTAGCTTCATAGTCCCCCCAAGAAGTCAGCCTCGGCGCGAGATACATAAAACAACTGATAGTTCTCGACACCTCCGAAGTTAGACCTGTTAAGGGCTTCTCCGGAGGCGTCCCCAGTTTGTGTAGGAGCCACGTATAGGTTACCATCGAGCGGCCACGAATTTAACCCGAACATTATCAACGGCTGCTCTGTAGAGAGCCTAATGCCCAGCTCGACCGCCTGAAGGTCAGAATTTCTGACATCTAAGTACCAACCCTCTGAACGAGTACACCAATAAACTCTAAGGTTAATAGTAGAACTCAAAAGGTTTACAGGGAAATTGGAGGCGGCAAGGTTAGAAACTTGTATTTTTAAAGCCATAGTCTTCTCCTAAGGGGTTGGAGGGTTAGAGGGGTAGGTTCCGGCTGAGGAGCCACCAGTCACAGGTACGTCATGTTGGTGATTTTGGAGACTAATGCCGTTGGCTATAACATCCCCAATCACATTCACATTTCCGCTGGCATCTATCTGGATAGCCCCTGAAGGTTCTAAGGTAACAGTTGTAGAGCCTGCACACAGTTCTAACCCCTTTGAGTCGCTGAGGGCTATGTACTGAGAAACTTGTGCGATGTGGGCTTGGTTTTTAAATTTATCTAGACGGGCAGGGTTATTAAGATTTCGTGCTCCAACTTCTACATACGCGCAGCGAGAGGCATGTTTATCTACCCCATCCGCCCTAACCACTGGGTTGTTTTTTGCAGCTATCAGCCAGTTCGTCCAGTCTGTCCTTGAGAAGTGCAAATAGACGCCATCCCCCACTTCTAAAGGGGCGTATAGCACAAAATCCCCCATCTGGGGGTATCGTACTGGGAGATTTTTCAGAATCATAGGGGTGTCATCTATGGTGCCATCCTCGTACTCTTCTTGGATGCAAAGCTGAACAGTTGCTTTTGAGCTATTTCTGTCAAAAGCCACAACAGTAGCAACCTCTACAGTGTAGATCTCATCTGTGATAAATCTTATAGTTTTTCTTTGTTGGTCAATTTGATGCATACAGGTTCCTTGTCAACGTCTCTTCTGTTCTTTCGCTAAGCGAGCGGCTATCCGTGCCTCATTCTCGGCCTCTGTCTTAAAGGCTCTCAGGACTTGAGTTCTCTCGTAAAGCTTACAAAAGGCGTCAAAAGGCATCTCACATAGGGTTTGGTAGTCTTCCTTGATAACAGGATGCTCGTACACAGAAAAGATAATAGAATCTCCGAGGTCGAAGGAGGCACTACCTTTTACTTCCTCCTCAACAACACTTTTATACTGCTTCGCAGCCTTCCTCGTTACTCTGGTGTGAAACCAGTCATTGCCGTAGAACCTTCGGAAAAATTTACAAAGTTTACCTCTAAGCACCACTTCGCTACAGCAAATAGCTCTAAGAATTTCCCCCTGAAATCCTCTTCATAGTTAAGGGCTTGGCCGTTAAGAGAGGCATCTTTTAGCATCAGAGGTAGCAACACTTCTAAGTCTAGTGAATCTATGTTGTCAACGAACAGATCAGCAAGAACTCCGAAGTCAATCATATCATCCTTATCTTGCATAATTCTTTCTGCCACAATAGGCACATAAACCTTAGCTAATTGCTTTCCGTGTGAAATTAACGCAGATGTTCTTAATTTGTGAATCTGCAGAGTTCCTACTTCAAAATCTTTGGTAGCTACGTTGTCAAAAGGGTTAGCATTCATGGTTGTTTCTCCTATAATGGTTCTATTAGATTGCGACTAGGCGCAAAGGTTGCAATTTGAGTCCTACCAACCGCCTCTCTTGGTATCCAATCAGATTCTTGGATAGTAGTGGGGTCTTCTACGATGGTAGGGCTGAGGTGTACGCTGATCTCTAGGTCACCAACACCTTCAACGTTTTCATAAATAGGCGCATAAAATCTCTTACCTATAACGTCTTGATTGATTTTGTACGTTGCGCCTTCTTTTGAAACAGCTTCAGATATCGCTCTATCACCACCTACAGCCGGAAATATCTCACCTCCGTCAGTGTTGATCGAGTATTTGACTCGGATGTTAGCGTAAAGTGCCTCTGCAAGTGTGTAACTCACATCTTGCTCTACTGCGCTGGAGTCTTTAACTTGTAAGGTTAACTGACCGTGCGTCTCTATGCCTGCAGGTTTTACATCCCAGATCAATTGGGCGATCTCTTGATCATCTGTGTTGTGCGCTACAATACATTCATAACTCTTAGCAGGAACCCCCTCAGGAGAAACCTCAAAACCTCGGTTCTCATCAATAAAGACACTAGAGACTCCTTCGTTATTGAGTAACCTGTCCTCGATAGCATCATAAGTACCAGACCCTACAGAGTTGTAATCGGTTGAGATCCGAACTCTCAACTCTTCGTCGGTCTCTACGTCATCCCCTAATAAGAAATCATTAAGGTTGTAAACCTCCTCTAAGCCCGTTATAGGGGTTTCTATGTTTACTATAGTCAGAGCATCTCCAAAGATGAAACCCTTGTTCACAGAGCGTACAGGAGCCTCTACCGTCACTTTAGAAGATTTCAACAGAGCTGAGACACGCACGTTCATTGTATCTGCCTGAACTATCTTCACGACCTCTAAGAAGTCGATGGTATCCCCGTTGACATCTTCTTGGATTATCTGTGAGGTTACTGTGGTCTCCTTATCCAACTCTAGTTTTAAGCTCGATAGGATATCCAGATTACTGTCACCTGTTAGGGCAGAGGTAATCAGGTACTCCTTTTCGTCGATGGTAATAGAGTAGTCCCTGTTGTTGTAAACGGCTGCAGAGCTAACCCTAAAGGAATAGCAGTTCAACAGGCTGATATCAAATGTTTGAGGGTTTGTAAATATCTCTCCTTGAAGAGATGAGAACTCTGATTCAGAAGGTATACGGGTTTTATCTTCACCTACAAACCGCAGATCACCAACGCTCGCGGTATCAGGCTTCCTTAAAAAGCCGACAAGAAGAGCTAACTTCGAAAGAGAAATCCCAGAAGACGAGCTTACGTACATAGAATCTTCAACATCTTTAGCTACACCCCAGATACTACTTAGTCGTCTAGCGAACACAGCGTTAAGCCGCCCTATGGGTGACTGCTCTGAGGTATCTATAACTACATCTGATTGTGTCAATTCCTGAAGGTTCTTAATGAGGTCTTTGTTCAGGTTTCGAAGAATTTGTTCCTCATCTTTAATCACTAACCCGTACTCAATTTTTCCTGTTTCGGGGTCTACTTCGTTGACACTAGAGACTCCTTCGTTATTGAGTAACCTGTCCTCGATAGCATCATAAG